TAATGGTTATTAGGGAAATTACTCAACGAGATAACCGAGCATATAGAGGATTGAGATCATCCAAAGAGAAATTTTGCTCTAATATATGTGCTTCACATTATCAAATGGGTTGCGAAGGATAATATGATTACTAAACCAAACAAAGATATAGAAGTTCCACCATTTGACAGAATATATCAAAATAGAGGAGGTTGTGCATTTAACCATCAATTTGAATGGGTTATTACACCAATGAAACAATATAGACAGGAAATTTGTAAAAAGTGTGGAGTGAGTGGAAAAACTGAAAAACTAGATGTTGATATAAAACAAAATATTGTCCACTGCCCCGATTGTGGTGCCACTCTTGAATTAAATTTTGTGAAACATAATATATGACAATTGATCAAATCAAATCTCAGTTTTTTGGTTTATCCTTGGCTTTTACAACTGCGATTGGATGTATTGCTTATGAGAGAATTGTAAAACAATCATCGTTTTGGATGGTTGGTATATTGGCGATAATAGCATATGTTCCATTTATTGTATGTTCTACATTTTTTCAAAAGAATATTAATACATGGTTTGATTTGTGGAAGATTAAGTGGTGGGTATTGATTTTCTTATTAAGTGGTGTGACTGGGCCGCTATGGTATTTAATTACGAAAAATCAAAGTGTTGCTGTGGGAGCCGTATATGAAGTAAAATATATTGTGATGATGGCAATTATTTATTATTTTTTTGGGTTTAATCCGTTAACATGGAACACAGTTGTTGGGATTTTCTTGGCAATGTTAAGTGTATATTTTATTAGTATGAAATAAAAATTATGAATAATGTAGATAAAGAATATTTTAGAATAATCAATACTATCCTTGAAAATGGTAGAGTAAAAAAGAATAGAACGGGGATAAATACAATTGGGGTATTCGGAGAACAAGCTAAATATAAAGTTGATTTAGATGCTTTTCCTATATTGACTACGAAAAAAGTATGGTTTAAAGGTATAGTGCATGAATTATTATGGTTCATTAGCGGCGATACCAATATTAAATATTTGGTAGATAATGATGTACATATTTGGGATGATTGGGCCTTTTTGCGATATAAAAAAGAGTACCAACTGTTAATTGATTCAAAAGAACATAACACTTATACAAAAGGATATTGTGCTGAAACACATAGTTGGATTTTGTATAATCAACAGGAATTCATCAGAAAAATCAAAACCGACAATGAGTTTGCAAAGAAATGGGGAGAACTTGGTGAAGGAACTTATGGTGGTATGTGGAGAGCATTTCCATATCATTTAATTGAATTTGGTGGAGAAAATCCTAATTGGACTGGTTTTGATTATAAATTTAAAGTTGACCAACTCCAAAAAGTTATGAACCAACTGAAAAATAATCCAGACGATAGAAGAATCATTATTTCAGCGTGGCATCCATATTGGGTTGATCATTGCGCCCTCCCACCATGTCACTGTTTTATGCAATTTCATACGGAGGAATTAACACTAGAAGAAAGATATGAGATTTTCGAAAAAGGGTGGGATGCTAAAAAGGCCAAAGCAGAATGGAATGCTCAGGGATTTGAAGAACATAATGCTTTGGATGCTCACTGTATTCCACGTAGAAGATTAAACTGTTTGTTATTTCAAAGATCGTGTGATTTCCCGGTTGGTGTGCCTTTTAATATAACAAGTTATGCATTATTGACGGCTATGATTGCCCATTGTGTTAATATGGATTCTGGAACATTTATTCATACATACGGTGATACACATATTTATGTGAATCAATTGGATGGAATTAAAGAACAGTTAACGCGAGAACCTCGTCAATTACCAAAATTGTGGTTAAATCCCAAAGTTAAATCACTATTTGATTTTAAATATGATGATATTAAATTAATAGGTTATGATCCCCACCCAACAATTAAGTTTGACATTGCGGTTTAACGTACTCATAATTCCAATATTTTGATTTTATACGAAATAAAATAGTGGCGTTACATACGTTCATGTGCCTAGCTGCGTCAGCCACAGATTGGAATACTACTCCTTCTATAATGACAGGTCTTGAATTTGTTGGTATTTTTCCTTTCATTCGCAATGACGCTTTCTTTTTATATTCATCGGTGTGTTTTTTTCCATAAAATGGATTGTTTTTGCCTAACTTGGAACACAACGAACATTTTTTGTGACCATATAATAATGGTTTCCCACAAGTATCACATTTAGGTGTAGATATACCTCCGCGCCAATTGAAATTTTTCTCTTTAGGTCTTCCCCATATTTTTTTCTTTTCTTCGTTGGTCATTTTAGCTACTCTTTCCCTAACACCATCGGCAATTCGTTTAACAATATCTTCCCTATTTGGATGTTTAGTGAGATTGTCTCCACCACCAACGCTTCCTATATTATATTCTGGTAATAATTCCTGTATATACTTTGTTTCCTCATCAAATAATTGTTGTTCCGTGGGGCCAATCAATTCCTTCAATATATCAAATTTAAATGTATCTATTCCATGCTTATTATAAGAGCGTTGTAAGTGGACACAATGATGTCTATTGTTTTTAAGTGCAGACTTATGGATACCAAAACGGAGTTTTATATTTTTACTGCTTCCTATATAAGACTTGCCATTTTTAGTATTGACTATTTGATAAATACCTGCTATAATGTTCATGTTAATATATATTAAAGGGAAATCCCAAAAACATGTCTAATTTTATTAAAATTGTGGAGTTTCTATGGAACCATCCAGAGCAGTTAACTTTAGTTGCTGTAGTTGGTATTTATTTTAATGAACGTTGTAGATATTTCACTGAAGTTACGTCCAATTTTTCATGGGGAATGACTAAATTATATACTAATTTACTTTGGAATTATATAGGATTTAGCATAATTTCTTTGCGAGTTGAAGACATGAATTTGCCGGAGGAAGAAAAAATATTTAATGGATTGCGTAGAGCAGAAGAAGAATTATGTGCGGTATTTATTCCTGAACATCCTAAATGTAATATATGTGACTACCAATCTATGGGCTTTCATTTAAGTGAAATTGCAGTCAGTAAACTAAATGCTATCCGTTTATACGGTGAAAATATAAAAAATAAAATGTCGCCAAATGAAGCACTGAAAGATGTTTTGGAAAAGAACAAAAATGTTTCCATTCCTGACCTAAAATGGGCATGGAAAAAATTTAACAAAGATTATCAGTGGTCTAAGTATTTGTTTGCATTTCATTTATCATGGATTCCAAAATTTCATAATATATTACAATTTAAAATTCGTTTGCAAATAAATAAACTTGGAAAATGTTTAATTAAATGGTCAAAAATAAATCTATGAGTAAGAGTATTCAAAGTGAAGCAATGAGAGAGATAGCTGGCGACGATCAATATATCACTGCTGCTAAACATAAAGACACAAAAGAATGGCATGGTATATTTATGCTAAATCATCCAACACCATCTGGTTGTGATAGATGGATGATGGTATACAGTGATAGTCGTGGATGGAAAACCAAGAAAAGAGCAATTAAGGAATTTGTTGCTATTGATGAGAAGGGGTTTGGAAAGATTAAACAATCATGAGTAATTATTGTAAAATAGGAGAGGTTCATACTAAGGAACATTTAATGAAGTTAATTGACTTAATTTATAATGAAGTCATTGACGCTGGTGGAGACGGTGATGCTGTCTGGTATTCAAGATTCTATGATATTAATGATATATTACCATTGATTAAAGAATATAATGATAAACTAAAATTTCCATGGGAAATACATATTAAAGACAAACGTATTGATTGGGGGAATGATCAAGAATGGGCCATTATAACAAATGATGAAAATGAATATAATGGATTCCCCGAATGAGTACAAATGAAAATTAGGTATTGATATGTATAATATAATTAAGAGAATTTACCATTTTTTTGTTCCTACTTATCCATGTCCAGAACTTACGGAATTACAGATAAAAAGGGGTGCCACATTTTATACTTGGAATGGTTTTACTCTTGAGTGGGAAACCAGAAATACTAAAATAACTGGGTTATGAACAATAAATTTACCAGATTTTTATGGGCGACTCTATGGAGTAAATGGTTAGATGGAGATAAAGTAGTTAAAGTCAAGGGATGGAGAACCGCTATCGTAGATGGTAGAGGTAATCGTAGAACAATTAGTCCGTGTTTTTTGTGGTTTAAATAAAAGGAATATAAATATTATGGGTTGCGATATACATTGTTACATTGAATATAAAAGAGCTAATCATGAGGGATGGAATAACTGGTCATCATTTGGTGGGCGAATTAATCCGGGAAGAGACTATACTATGTTTAGGTTACTTGCTGGTGTCAGATCATATGATAATATAGAAGTTAAGCCTAAAGGATTGCCAGAAAATTGTGGATATAGTGTAAATAATGATAATTATTTATATATCACTGAGAGTGTAGGAGAGAACTATGCTACAGCCGAACGAGCTAAATATTATGTTGAAAAATGTGGTTGTAAATATAGAATGGGTGCGGAGGGAACTCCAACATGGGTTTCACAGCCTGATTGGCATAGTCATTCTTGGATGACTACCAAAGAATTAACAGAAGTATTCGATAAATATAAAATTGAAGAACAGAAACAATGGGATGAAAGTGAAAAGGGAAGACTTGAGATAGTAAATAACTATTTTATTAGCACGGGTGAAAAACCTGCGGTTGGATCATTGGTTGATAAACCATATCCTCACAATGATTTTGCGGAATATAAAGCATTGTTGGCGGCAATGTTAAAATTTGAAGAATTGGGGTATGAAACTAGGTTGGTATATTGGTTCGATAATTAAATTATTATAAATATGACTACGGATAAAAATAATAAAAAATACACAAACTCTATTAAGAAATTCGTTGTTCGGAGGGATGGATATCGAGTTTCCGATGCTGAATATGATACTACTGAGCAAGCATCACATGAATACAACTTTTGGAAAAGAGTTATTAAGAATGGTAAAGACCCTAGTTCAGAACTTGTCATAACTGAAAAATAATATATTAATCAATAAACTAAATAAACGTCATTATATCAACATATAATGACGTTTTTTGTTTTTTCAATAATCCGAAACATATTTATTGACGTATGCCAAAGAAAACATACGAAACATACGTATTACCGTCAAATTTTAATGAAATGGAGACACATATCATTAAGAATAAAACTCCAATGATGGAACAAGTACTATCAAGTATTAATTATGCGTTAACAAAAAAACTTCAGTTCGTGGAAGTTTTCAAATTCAAAGATTCGGAGTTTATAGTCACGTTAGGCTTCAATGGTTTCAAAGAAAATATTGCTAATATATATGAGTACTATATAAGTACCGAGCAATATGAGTTGTGTAATAGAGTTAAAAAAATAGAAAAAAAATTAATCACCTATGAGCAAAAGAAACAAAAAACGAAATCAACAGGAAAAGAAGGACAAGAGTCCTGTAATACCACAAAACTCTAAAATCAAAGGTGAATTAACAATACACGAACGGGAATTAACAGACAAACAGAAAGAATTTTTAGAAATAGCATTAAACAAAGAAACCAAAGTTGTGTTTGTCAGTGGACCTGCTGGAACAAGTAAGACTTTCTTAGCTGTATTAGCATCTTTAAGATTGTTGAATACCAAAAGAATGAGTGACATTCTTTATATTAGAAGTGCCGTTGAGAGTTCCGATAGTAAAATAGGTTTCCTTCCCGGTGATGGTCATGAAAAAATGTCTCCATATATTCAACCATTGATAGATAAATTAATGGAATTGTTACCTAAAGACAATATTGATTATTTGCAAAAAGAGGGTAGACTTGACAGTATCCCTATTGGATTCCTTCGTGGTTTAAACTGGAATGCTAAATGTATTATTGTCGACGAGGCTCAAAATATAACAGAAAAAGAACTGATCACGATCATTACTAGAGTAGGTGAATTTAGTAAGGTTTTTATATTAGGTGACCCAGATCAGTGCGATATTGGTAAAAAAAGCGGATTTGTGAAGATTTTAGACGTATTTGATGACAAGGAAAGTAATGACAATGGAATTCATGCGTTTAAATTCAATGAAGACGATGTTGTGCGTAGTGGATTGGTCAAATTCATCATTAAAAAAATCAAAAAGCTATATTGACGTATATTTATTCTATATATAGAGAATAAGTATGTCCAATAAAAAAATAACAGATTTAAATTATTATTCAGCCAGTCAATTTCAACCAAATGATTTGTGGTTTATAACTGATATTGCGCATCAAGAAACTAAGAATACCACATCAGAGGATATTTTAGATTATGTTGAGCAAAATTTTGATCCATATACTGGAAGTTACCTAGGTACATTTACTGGCACAGCAAGCTACGCTAACAATCTTGTATATCCAAATACATCAACGGCCAGTTTGGCTATATCAGCCAGTTATTCCGTAAGTGGATTAAGTAGTAGCTATGCCAAAACAGCAAGTTATGCTTTAAATAGTAACGGAAACGCAACATTCTCTGAGACTATTGTTCAGAACAATTCTTTCAATATAGGGGATGCTGTATATGTTACCGCAATTCAAGGAAATACTAGATATTTCGCACAGGCAACATCCAGTTTCATACCTAACACTAATTATAATGAAGTAGTCGGTATCATTCAATCGGCAACACCTACTTCATTCGTCGTGGTGTATAGTGGCATTGTTAGTTTTATCTCTCCTCCAGCATATTTCAATCCATATTATAACGGTGTGGCATATTTCTTAAATGGATTGGGGTCATTGAGTTCAGTCGATCCATCCCAAGCCGATTCAACTCAAATATCAAAACCCGTGTTGTTACAAGTAAATTCTTCTTCGGGACTTGTTATAAATCAACGTGGATTATATGAAAATTTGGGACCTGCTATTACAGCAAGTTACGTTTATTTTGATGGAATTACTCCAAACGGAACAGTTTTCAATGCTATTACAGCAAGTTATGCTTTAAATGGTGGTAATGCTGGCAGCGGCAGTGGCACAACAATTGTTAATCCAACATCATCTTATTATTTTGATAGTACCCCAATCGGTACTGTAATAGCATACACAAGCGGAAGTGCTCCATCTGGATGGTTGCCTTGTGATGGTGCTTTCTATCCTATTACTGGAGCAAATGGTGCATATACAGCATTATATAATGTTATTTCTCAGAATAACAGTGCTATAACTTCTTTTGGACAACGATACACCTACAATCCTCCAATTGGTGGCCAAGCTGGATTTTACACCTTAAATTCCAATGGTGGGTATTTTAATGTTCCTGATTTAAGAGGTATTTTTATCAGAGGATTTAATAATAGTTTACAAAACGATGGTAATTTGGCTTCTCCGTATGATAGCGGAAGTGGTAGACAATTTGGTAGTTTACAAAAATACGCAACCGCAGCACCACAATCATTATCTGGAGTCAACAGTAATGTTTCGGGATTCACTCCAGTCGAACCAAGTAGTCAACTCGGATTCGCGAGAATAGCAACGGCTACTGATAATCCACCAACATCAACTACTGATGTAACAGATAATACTGTTCCACCATATCCAAATACAGAATTGGATATTAGATTTGCATATAAAGGAGATTCGGAAACAAGACCTGTAAACATTGCACTTTATTATTATATAAAGTACACACAATATTCAATTTCCAGTGCTACGGCTCAATCGATTGCTAACGGCAACTATCCATTAGCTGGTGATGTTGGTGGTACATTGGCTGGAACAATAGTTACGGGAATTCAAGGAGTCCCAATCTCAACTACTGTTCAGACTCCCCAATCAGGAGCAGTGTTACAATATAATGGAAATCAATGGGTGTCCGCTCAACCGTCCAGTAATTTATCCGCTATTAGATGTGGATCAGCAGCAGGAGTAACTGGGACAGTGACATTTAGTGCACCAATGTCATCAGTTAATTATGAAGTATTTTTTAATGAGGGATGTGCAAGTAATGGATCGGGCCTCCCAAGTAGAGCAGGAAGTACATATTATGCGTATAATAAGACAATAAATGGATTTTCGTTTTCCAATGTTTTGGCATTTAATGGAGGATATCCTTCCAATGTTTATACGGCATGGATGGCAATGCAGCATATATAATTTATGAGTAGTACATATAAAATAGTAGCACCACAGGTAGGCCAATTACAAAATGCGGTCACGGCATCATATTTACTTGGCAATGCGGCAACAGATAATATATCTATTACCCCAAATAATCCATATGGAGGAATAATACAATTCAATAACAGTATTAGTGTTCCAAATGTATATGGTACAGCAAGTTTAGCAAGTGGATTACTTCCTCTGACATATTTCATCACAGCAAGTAATGCAATCAATTCTCAAACAGCCATTGTTAGTAATTCTACCAATTTTTTGAATTACTCTCCGGGTCAAAATAATGGAACGGCAAGTTATGCTGTGAACGCAGCCGTAGTGAAAACCGGATTGGTGTTCTTACCAGTACCAGTTATAATAGCTTATAGTGGAACAACTGGATCAAGTGCTTTCATTTCTGAATGTTTTCCATCTGGAAATTTCGCTGGAGCAACAGTGGTTGGGAGTCCTTCTTCTGCTGCGAACGGCACTTGGAATGCTACAGCTAATGCAGGAGTACCAAGTAATGTTACTGGATTAATTATACAAGGTGCACATAGTGATGCACAGAATGGTGGAACATTTGGTGTGATATACATAAGTAACACATCGATATCCACACAGAGACTTTTGATTACTGGAGGACAGGGTGGTGGTTCAGGCGCTGGAATAAGTAATGCCGAAGGAATATTTCCTATTAATGGTGATGGAACTATTTATTGGAGTAGAATAAACTCCAACTTTAATGGGGGTTGGGTAGTTGGATTAGTTGGGTACTTTATATAAA